GTATGACTTGCTTCCACCCGACCGATGCTTGACGATTCCTTTTTTAACGCCTGCGCTAATCATCCTGCGACGGGATATCTCGTTTGAAGCTTTGTTATTTTGGTCAACTGCAATAAATCGCGCACGCCGCTCAGTTTTGCCATATCGCTTCTGAAGCTCTTCCTTTAGAAAGCTGATATCCCGGCCTCGACTAACACTCTCCTGCACCAGCGTACTGACCTGTGTCAGATACTGTTGAGGTATCGACTTAATCAGATTGACCTGAGTTTCATAGAGACTGTCCAGTACGTTCCGCACTTCCGGGGTCATGCGCATGTTCACGGTCATGCCAGCGGCTCGTAGCTTGTTGCTGACAGAGCGTGAGGCATAAGCATCTGCCCTGCGAACAAACCAGATCGCTATGTCATCAGCTTTTTTGTCGAACTTTTTGCGCCAGCTCGCCATTACGGAAAGCAACTTCTTATTCAATAATTTTGCCGGGGAAGCATCGCCAACTATTCGCGCCTCCTGCCGTTTATACTCGGCGGATAGCCAGTAATCTACGGAAGTGCTCATCTCTTCAACCAACGACTTGAGCTTCTTCTCGTACTCCTTCTGGAGACCAGCGTTCGCCCGAGTTGCCGCTGCCGTTCTGAGTTTGACTCTCTTCGGCATCATCTGTCTCCGGTAGTGCATCAGCATCTATGCCAAAATAACCGCTGTCAGGGTCTTCCGATAAGCGCTTGCGCACCTCAAGCTCAGACAGTACCCCCTCTTGAAGCAACACAGCATCGGTGTCTGCTTTCGTCTTTTGTGTAGTCGCTGTTACGCTCTCATCATCTTCATTTAGTCCTGAGAACTTGAATGTGACTGATTTATCGTAGCGACCGAGTTTGACGATTTGCAGGATGTCGAGCATCTTCTGAAGCGGCCCACGAAGCACCTTTTCCTGCTGGGATAGCGTATGGTCATTGTTCGTCTTGATATCAGAGTCACCGGCGTTAAATCCTGCAGGCGACAAGCCCAGGGTTTTAACGACGTTAGTCCGGTTTATCATCACGACGAATTCGAGTTGTTGGCGTACGATATCTGTAACACCAGATATTGGCGTGGTGATGTTGACGATATCTTCCATCTTGTGATCAATCGCCAGAACTCCATCATTAGATCGGTAAGCCGCCATGTATTGCAGACGAGGGTCTAGCGAACTGGTGGCGTTCGGATTCGTCAGAATGTCCTCCATGTCTGTTTTCAGCACGGTCAGACTGAACTTTTCCAGCAGCCGTGATTCAGCTTGCCGAGCATCCTGAAAGTGGATGACGTAGTCATAGAGTATCTGTGCCTGTGGCAGGCCAAGAAAGTTATAATTTGGCTTCAGAATCATCGGTACTTCGTTGCCACATACCCGAATCAGGCGACTGCAGTGCACTTCCGTACCGAGAACCCACCACGTCTGAGGCTTGAAATAAGTAGGGCTCAGAGGGTCTGTCGATTCATAATTGCCGGGGAAGATATTGATCGGCTCAATAACAGTGAACCGTTTGAACTCTTTCAGTTCTGCGGACTTCTCGGAGATATCCAAAGGCATTTTTAAGCCCTCTCCACGCACTCCGGTATCGATGAAAATCAAGCAGCCACCGAAGTAGCCATCAAATTCAGCGGACGTGTGGCAAATGTCGCGCACTTCGTAGTCAATCATCGCTTCGTCGAGGGCTTTTTTCTCGTCGCTGTCGTCACCATTGCCGTTCACATCTACTGCACTGATTTCAATCCACTCCCGCGTCATGTCGTCCGCAAGAGTTTCTATGCATGCCCGGATGAGGCCATTCTGCATTAACGAAGAAAGCGCAGCATATCCCATGAAAGATGGGCCAAGCGTTGGATATTGCCCATGTTCGAATGCGTGCTGAATCAGTGTGTAGGAACCACCCACATCCATCGAGTGATCCATTGCAATTATTGCAGCCTCTGGCGCGGCCAGTGTCTTTGCTGGCCCGTACAGAGCTTTAACTTCCGATAGGGTTGGTATATATCCCTGCTGCTCAATCTTATCTCTCAAGCCCTGCGAAAGATTGAAGCGCGTACGCTCAGGGCGCGACGCATCCCGCCGGGCTTTTCGACGCTGTGTTTTAGTTGTCATAAGTTACCGGCGTTGGTTTCTGGCCTGAGCTGCAGCCACAAGGTTTTTATTCATGTTAATTCCTCCAGAGCCACCGCTTAATTCAGTCAGCGCGTAAACCATTGCGTCTAGGCGGTCGGGGGATTTCTTAGCAGTCGCGGGGATGTATTCCATGAGCTGGTTTTCAAGGATGTAAAGATTCCCACTGTGGGAGACCTTACCCTGCTCGTAAAGCGCAGAGATTGGCTCGGCGCGGGCATATTTTCCCTTACTCGCATGCACACGAATTATTCGACCGTTAAATCCGGCGTTGCGTAGTGTTTCCTCTGCCATGTCGCCGCCCTGATTTGTCTCGATCACAATCGCATCAGCATCATGGTTTTTGTAGGCATCCATCGCTTTTTTTGCCCAGCCATTGGGGCTGAACTTACCGCTGTAATCCCCATCTACCGTATAGATCCGGTCTTTGCCACCACGGTAAGAGGATGCAGCAACTATTCCGGTCTCATCACTCTCGTCACTGTTTGTTGCCTGAGGGTCAATCGCAACAACACAGCGTGAAGGCTCCTCATCGTGGCGAGTCACGTGCGCAGCGTTAATCATCAACTCAGTCCAAAGAGCACCTTCAGCATTAAAACGCCGAGGCTTGTGCATGTACTGCGCTTCAGCGGTGCGGCGATGCGAGAACAGCGATACTCGGTGGGATTCGTTATGCTTGAACGGCCACAGCCAGCCATCAGGAAGTCCATGGTCAATGGGTATGGCGTGCGTGTTATCTGGGTACTGTTCGGAATAGCTCTGGCTGTTATCAATCAGCACGGGAAGATTCAGGTGGTGCCACTTCTCGCCGCTGCCACCCCGCAATAGATATCCGCTCAGGTCGTGATAGTGGATGCGCTGCATAATCACTATCATCGGCGTAGTTTCAATCGCCAGGCGTGATTTAATGGTTTCGTTGAAACGGTTGTTAACGCCGTCTCGAACAGTTTCACTGTATGCGTCATCAGGCTTTACGGGATCATCGATAATCAATGCGCCCTGCCAGCCCGGCTCCATGTGCCCAGCACGAAACCCCGTAACCTGGCCGGCTGCAGATGATGCGTAGACTCCGCCACCGAACTCGTTCCACCACATAGCCTTGCTGTCAGCGTCATCTCGCAAATCCATCGGCCACATCGACTGATAGGCTTTCGACCTAATCATGCCACGTGCGGTTGATGAGTTAAGCAGTGCCAGATTGTGCGAGTACGAAAGATGCATAAAGCGGGCACGTTTATTCAGCGTCAGCCCTCTGCCCATCATGTTGATGGTCGCCAACTCAGTTTTGGTATAGCCCGGGGGAACGTTGATTATCAAGCGGGTTATTTCTCCGCTGATTACGCGGTCGAGCGTTTGCTGAATGACCTTATGGTGCGGTGCGACAATCATCTTGCCGCCGGTGCGTTGCTTAAAGAAGTAGCGAGCGTAATACAGCCCATCCTCTTCGCACTCTAACCGGCGAGCATAATTCTTCTGCTCAGCAGTCGTCATCCTCCAACATCTCCCGCCGTGCAGCTTTGTATTCGTCTTTGGTCAGTGTTGCCACTTCAATCGGACCGCCGTTCTTGCCGGTGTGTTCGTGTGTTGCCTGCTCTTTGAATGCCATAACGTTTACGTGCTTGCCAAGCAGCTCAAGGTTTTTCACCTTGTCCGGCCATTTGATTTTCTTGAGTAGGCCAGCAGCATCACCTGCCATCTCGGTTACGTCCATCCCAGAGAGTGTTGTGCGCCAAGTTTTAGGCCAATCCTTAATCGGCTTGAACTCGCCATTAGCAAGCAGGATGTCGAGCACGTCCATCTGGTCGATTTCAACCAGCCTTCGAAGTACGTAGGCTGCATTGATAGATACTTCCTCGTTGCGTACAGCTTTTAGTTCGGCGATCCTATTCTGGATGTCAGGTTTAGTTAAGTTTTCTGAACCTAATGCGCGGGCGGTCTTTTCGCTGTACCCCGCCCGAATGGCCGCTTGTGTGGCGTTCAAATCGATGAGGTACTCGCGACAGAACATGTCTTGCTTGTCGGTGAGTGCCATATTTTCCAAATGAGATGTTAGATATGAAAAGACTGATAAAGCGTCATAACGAATACGATATGACACTACTTTCTGATGCGCTTTCTTGTATAGCGGCTAATTGCGAAGATGCATTCCTTATGAGCGGAGCAGTTCCAGGTAAGGATTACACGATGACAGACCTAATGCAGCTGGCGATGGACTATCTAAAAACCACAAAATTCGGCAATAGTATCCATACAAATACTACCATCTGCGGCCAGCAGTGAAGATATGTCAGCAGTCCCCTTTGGTAGATATTCAGAAGGGCGGCCAGTTTTAGCTTTGGTCGCCATTTTGTGTCCTATTTGTTTCTTCCTCGGGCTGAGGCACATAAACCATCCTGAGCACATCGTCAGGAGCCAGATATACCCATGAACCATCAGCCAGTGCGATAGAGTAAAGGCCATTGACCATCTCAGGCTGGCTACGAGTCATCAGTCCCTCGTAAGTCTCGCCTGATTTGGTTGTTACGGTGATTTTGTATCTGTCAGGCATATTACTCTCCTGGTTAATCATCATCAGGCGCACTCGTAAATGCACCTTGGGGTGCTTGAAGTTAGACTTCGCGGCGCTTCTCAGCGGGGCTGGTCTTATCCTTGTCGGAGGATTCAGTAAGAGCCGTTGTGAAAATGGCTTTCTTTACTCAGCCAAAGATTTTGCTCGGTGTCTATGCAGCCAACCTGTGCTGCTCTTCAATCAGCGCTGTGCGATGGTTTCGCTCAAACATGCCCTTTAGCACTTCTTTCCTCTGCTCGAATTCCCATCCCATACTGAGGAATACCGTATTTGCGCGCTGTAAGTCGGTAATGCAGTGAATCTGCTCAGGTGTCAGGTAATCGCGAATAGCTTCTTTCTTGCCGATTTCATGATGGACTCGAAACTTAGCTGAGGTCATGCCAAGTGCCAGGCGATTTATAAGGTCAGCCTCATTACTGAAATGATGTGGCGATATCTGCTTACCCTGAGCTTCGCGCTCATGCTTGATAGCATCAGTCATCGGCTTATATTCAAGTCGTGCTGAGTTGCGATCCATTTTTTTCGCGGCCAGCGCACCACGCATCCTGAAGAATTCAGCAACAAGGCGCTTTTTGAATGAACGCACAACATCATTATTTCGCATGTATGTGATAAGAAGTGTCGTTTGCTGCTCGTTCAGCATCGCTACGCGAACTTTGGCGTTATTGTAACCAGCTCGGATTTCAAATCCGACCTTGCCAAACTCCTCAAGGTCATCTTTGTTGCGGTCAATCAACTTAATGATGGTGTCATGTTCGCGCTTAACACCATCGGCAATTGCTGCCGAGGTTGTTACAAGGTCAAGCTTATTAATCTCTACTAATTGCATGGTGATTACCTTCAAAAAAGAAACCTCTGTTCACCAGAACGCCCATACCCGATCGCACCATGCTTCGATGGAGTCCTCAGAGGTCGCTTTTGTGAATGGTTTCGGGTTTTAAGATGCGCGGTGAAAGCGCGGTGAAATGCGGGGACAAAAAAGCCCCGCTATTGCGAGGCTCGTTTATTAGATGCTGTTACATTACTGACTTCATAATCCAGTTTCCAATTCAGGAGCAGATTTGGAGGCTATTTACGGAGTCTTTCCAACAGATCTTTCTCAAATACCCCTGTGCTCTTACATTCCACAGGCTTAATTTTATCGTTCCCGTCAGCC